GGTCAAATGGTTGATTGCTTTAAGCCTCAGGCAGGAGATATTATTACGATGAGTGTTGAATGCTTTACTGCCGCAAGAAGTACGAATACCTATGCTACTGTTACAACCGGTTCTAATCAGTTAGTTTGGGCTTCTGGTGGTGTCGGTATTCAGAATGCGGCTGGTGTTTTCAAATATCTAGCAACGGATTATTTCTCAATTGGTTCGGGTAGTGTAATTGGTTCTACTCAACGACAGACCGCCTACAGAGTACAATGTCTGTTTAACTAGGTTTGGTCATAATTAATTAAACAAGGAGGATGTATAAAAATATGAAAGTTCCTACGAATGTATTGCATTTTGCAGGTGAAAAAAATTTAGCTCCTTATAGCATGTTCTATGATTATTACAATCAATATCGTGCTGGTAATGGTGCTAAAGTCGAATTCTCCAAGACTGATGACAAGGGTAATCCGATCAGTTTTGAGGAAAAAGAGGCGTTGATGAACGCTGCTCTGAAACGAGAAATTCTTCGTGTTTCCAGTATTCAGAATTTTGCAGAGTTTCCTCTTGAGGCGTGGGTTACTAATCCTATGCTTTCTTGGGCAACTTTTGCTGTTGTAAGTGCAATGATTGATATGATTCTACCCGAATCTATTATCGATACTATTGGTGCTTATGCTGAAGTTCGGACTATTGGTTGGGGTGATACGGCTGTGTTTGATGTTGAACCTCGTGATTTGTTTGTTGTGTCTAAGGCAGGTCATGGGCAACGTTCAACGGAAGTTCACAAGCAGTTTAGGGGTACGATTTCGATTACTCCTGTGATGCATGAATTGACTGTTGCTGTAAGTCTTTACAAAGTGCTGGCAGGCCAAGAATCATTGGCAACTTTTGTTTCTAAGGTTGTTCGTTCGTTGGAAACCGAATTGTCAACAAATGTCTACGATGCCTTTGCATCCGCCGCCGCTGCATTGCCTACAACTGCTACTACTGGTTTACAAGTAGCGGGTTATTCTCAAGCAGCATTGGTTCGATTGTGTCAACAAGTAACTGCTTGGAATCAGGGTGCAAAAGCTGTAATTATGGGTACTCAATTGGCATTAGTTAATGTATTGCCCGATGATGGTAATTACAGATATTTTCTTGAGGATGATTACATGAAATTAGGATTCGTAAAATCCGCCTTCGGATTCGACGTAATTGCCCTTCCGCAAGTAGCTGATCTCGTCACGCCCTTTGGGTTGCGTCTAGCTAATGAAAGACTCTGGATTTTATCTCCGTCTTCACAAAAATTGATCAAGGTTGTTCTCGAAGGTTCTACTCTTAGTAATACTGATAGTACTTTCGCTAACGCAAACATGCTCCAGAAGTCCAGTATGTACAAGAGTTGGGGCGCGGGCGTAGCTACGAATTCTGTGGCCGGTGTGTTGACAATTTAGATAGTATTTATCCTATTATATAGTTTGCCTATTGACAAATTTATAAAAGTATGATAAAATGATAAATTAGGTGGATAGATAAATTTGATCAATTTATCGACAAGATAACCTTTCTATCTTCCACCTAATATATTTATTTAGAAAGGAAATTTTATAAGAAAGGATTATATAGATGCCAAACAAAATAAATTTTGAAGAAGCAAAAGAAAGAATTTATAAAGTTCACGGAAATAATATTGAATTATTAGAATATATAAAATTTACTGATCCTAAATCTAAATTTTTATGTAAAAATATTGATTGTAATTATATTTGGTATACTAGTGCTAAATCGGTTGCCAATGGTTGTGGATGTAAACTATGTGGATTTAAAAAATCAGCGGATTCAAATCGTCATACTGTAGAATACATTCGAATATATTTAAAAAATTTTAATTGTGAGCTTATAAATAATAATTATATTAATAATGAAATACCAATCATGATTAAATTCGAATGTGGGCATATATATTCAATTAGATTTGGTGGATTTGTAATGGGAAGACGTTGCCCTATTTGTGCTAAAGAAAAAGTAATTAATTTTCATAAACTTTCATTTGAAGAAATTTTAAATGATATGAAAGAACATAATTTAGAATTTATTGATTTTCCAAATGGTTATAAAAATGTTGAATCTCATATAAGATATGTTTGTGAAAATGGTCATATTACAGACAAAATGTTAATGTCTTTTCGTAGAAGCAATCGCTGTAAACTATGTGTTAGAGAAGAGAGAAGGCAGGCTATATTAGGAAAAGGGCATCATAATTGGAAGGGAACTGGAAAACTTCGTGTTCTTTTGATGAAAGATATAGGCGAGTGGAAAAAAGAATCAATGAAAAATTGTGATTATAAATGTGTGATTACACACGGATCATTTACTCATATTCATCATTTATATAGTTTTAACAAAATTATAAACGAAGCATTGATTGATTTGGGATTAATTAAAAAAGTAAAGACAGGCGATTATTCACAAGAAGAATTATTGTCTATAGTTTCCAAAGTACAAGAATTACATAAGAAATATCCTTTGGGTATTTGCTTGCGTAAAGATGTACATCGTTTATTTCACAAAATTTATTCAACAACAAATTTTACACCTGAAAATTTTTATGATTTTAAACAAAAAATTGATTCAGGTGAAATAACAATATAAGGAGAACAAAATGACTAAAAAATCGCAAATTGCGGAAGTCCCGACTAATGCTTCAGTTGAAGATAATGTTGGCAACAATAGAATAGTACAAGGGGAAGTAGTAATGCACATGGTAGAAGGTTCAACAACAATGGGTGGTGGCGCTGTTTCTGGTACTTCACCTGATGAATTACTCAGATTAATTCAATATCTACAACAGCAAATTGAAGCATTAAAATCTACTCCAAAAGTAGAAATCGTAGAATCTCCAAAAACTCAAGACTACGAACTTGAAGAAGATGATGAATTTGACAAAATAGAAATTCGTCCAGATACTTATGTCAAAGTAATGTCTCTTTGTCCGTATCCTCTAAACCTGAGTACAAAATTTGGTGGTAAAGGAAAATTATTCGCCTTCTCCTCGTTTGGCGCAACTAAGAGGATCATGTATTCGGATTTAGTAGAAATCCTCGAAAATCACGAACGATTTTTAAAAGAAGGATTTTTTATTATTTTAAATCGTGCTGTTGTACGTAAAAACGGACTTGATGAAGTTCATTCTAAAATTCTTACTAAAGAAAAAATAGAACAAATACTTGATGGCAAAAATAGTTCTGAAACTGTCAGTTTATTTAAATCTTGTAATAGGACGCAACAGGATTTTATTATTCAAATGCTTGTAGATCGTATGATTGGTGGTCAAGAAGTTGACTTGAACTTAATAGATAAACTTTCTCGCGCCTCTGGTATTAAAATTCAAGAGAAATATGAAACTACTAAAGAATTTATTGATTCTTTGAATATCAAGAAAGAAGAATAAATATGAAAAATTTGATTAAAGGAGGTCAAATATATGACAACGAATTCTAGCGAAATCTTCGACCTCTTTATGCTACTCGTATCTGATTACAAATTAGATACAATTTATATGACTTCTGGAAGTTCAGCCTTTTCCAATTATCTTCAGCCTTGGCTTTTCTTCTCAATAGGAGAGTTTGAGACTGTTTGCAATCAAAGTTTAGATTATAATACTGTAACTCAAATTTTTACTGAAACCTTAACGTTGGATAACCAAATGATATTAGCTCAGGTCATGGTAAGATATTGGCTCCAAAAACAAATGCAAGATGTATTGCAAATGAGATTGCACATTCAGGATAAAGATTTTCGGACGTTTGCAGAAGCAAACAATTTAAAAGAAAAGCAAAATGCTTATAATTCTAAGCGAGAAGAAATTTCACAACTAATACAGGATTATGGTTATAATAAAACTATAAATTGGACTGATTGGAAAGCACAAGTCTTTGATTAGGAGGGTTTAATGGGATATACTTATTATACAAGTGCATCGCCTGTTACATTTTACTCGCCTAAACAGGTATGGACAGATTCTTTCAATTCATTATTGGATCAGGAATTTTACAATGCATCCGATGTTTTTACCATAAAAGAAGAAACATATTTTGCTTCTGGTAGTTATATAAATGTTGATGTAAGAATCAATACAACAACTGAACCAGGAACAAATATAAAACTTGGTGATGATTTTAAAACATTATTATTTCAATCCTCACATCCAACAGTTGCAATAGGTCAAAAATTTTATTTTGATCAAAATTATTGGTTAATTACCAATACGACTTTTATAAAAAGTTTAGTGACAAGTGCAATTGTACGTAGATGCAACAATATTTTGAGATGGGTAGATTTGTCTGGCAATCTTTACAGTGAGCATTGCTATATTGATTACAAACCAACAACTCCCGATAATCGCAATAGAACTGATCCGATTATTCCAATGGGAACAATTCATGTTTTTTCTCAATTAAATAATAACACTCGTACAATTCGAGAAGATCAGCGTTTTCTATTTGGGAATACGCAACAATGGGTTAGTTATAGAATTTATGGCGGTGGGTTAGTAAATTTTAATAATCTTCAAACTGTAACTAATACTTCAGCAAAAATACTTGAAATGGGTATGGGAAAGAATTATGTTAACGAAACCGATGATAATCTTATCTTGGGAATTGCTGATTATTATAAATATGTTGTTTCGGCTGGTTCTTCTATTATAAATAATATTCAAGTTTTGCCGAATATGTTTGATATTCTCGAAAGTGGTAGTCAAGTTTATTCTTGCTATTTGATGAGTGGCACTACCCCATTATCAGACGTATTTACTTTTGCTGTTAGCGGAAGTGTTCCATCTTCTTATTATTTATTGAATTCTGTCGATGGAAATCATTTTTCTGTTAATAATGTTAAATTATATACGAATAGCCCATTATTAATAGATTGTGTAAGCGGTGCAAATAATAGACAGGTATCTTTAAACCTGCGTGGAGCGTGGTAGTATGAGCGGTAGCCCTGTTAGAATCTCCTCGGCTCGTCAATTAAATTATTCAGAGGGAATCCCTGATAATCTTATCCCCACAATTGGATATTTAGATAATTTAGGAAGCCCATTTAAAAAATGGCTTTCTATTTATGCTGGCGAATTAAATGTTGAAACTCTTGTGGCGCAAGATACAATTGCAACCATAGGAGGTAGAATTTTAGTTGGCCCTACTACAATACTTACATCCGATCTCCCTTCCGGTTCTAGTAATGTGTTTTCTAATTTAAATCCTGGGTTTGAAATTGCTGGTAGTGGTGGTTCAGATATATTTGATTCTTGGCAAGAAGCATTAAGTTCTGGTTCGATAGCAAGAAGTGGAAGTTATCCTCATTCTGGTACATATAGTTGTCAAATAACGGGAGGGTCGGCAAGTTTTTCTTCTGTTTTCCAATATTTGACTGTAAACGAAGGGGATAGTTATTATTTAACTCTTTGGGGTAGAGGCGATGGTGTTTCTGCTGGTCAATTTGCTGTTACAGATATAACACATGGGCCAGATTTAATTGTAGGGGGAGGTATAACTTCTACTGCCTGGACTCAAAAGTCGGGGAGTTTTGTTATTCCTTCTGGTTGTAGTAGTATAAGGTTAATTTTATATCAAGCGATTGGTGTTGCGGCTACGATTTTTTGGGATGATGTGGCACTTTATCGTGGCGTACTTAAAGTTAAACATAATGAAATGGTTACTGGAGATATAGTTTATTTAGAAAATAGTAGCAAAGTAGAATTTATGCAAATTACTTCTCCTCCTAGCGGTTCAGGGCCATATGCCTATACTGTGTTTAGAGATTTGGATGGTACAGGAGAAAATGATTGGTATGCTGGCGATGCTGTTTTTAATAGCGGTAGTATAAACGATGGATTTATAGACTTATATAGCGCGCATGGAATTAAATCTGTAAACCAATTTGGCCCTACTATAGCGGGAAATGTTAGAAATTCTATAACATATAATGATTGGATTACAAGGTGGGCTATTGGTAATTTGAATGGTCTTTATGATTATAGTAGTACTACTTGGGGTGCAGCATTTGGTGGTTATGGCAGCGGAAGTGCTAATATTACAATTGATAATGTCAATGGTATACGCCTAAGAAATTATAATCAAACAGTTATTCAGTTAGATAATTCCGGTAGTGCTATAATTGCAGGTAAGTTGAGTATGCCAGGAGCGAGTGGAGCAATAACTATTGGGGTAATTCCCCCAATAAGTGCTTCTGTTGGAACTGGAATATGGATTGATAGAACTGGATTATATGGTTTAAATTCTGGAAGTCCTCAGGCTTATATCGGAAGCGATGGGAATTTTTATGCTGGACTTGGAAAGATAAGAATAGATGCTAATGGGATACAAATTACTGATGTATCTACTACTGTAAGATTCATTCAGTGGGCCTATAATAGCGGATCGGCCTATAATCTCGCTGGATATGTTAGTGGAAATTATTCGGGAAGTTCTAGCCCAACTGCTGCAATGTGGCTTACGGGGTATAGAGATGCAACAAGCCCTTGGCAAATCGCTAATACAACCATCTCGGTTTTTGATATTGAACATAGCAAAGATGCGCGTGTAACTCTTTCTGCTAGTGGAAGTGGAACGGCATTAGATATAACTAGTTTTGATTATATTAATATTCCGAGCGGGAATGTAGGAATTGGATCATCAAATGCAACGCAAAAATTAGTAGTCAATGGTTCTGCTATAGTTTATGGAGATTTTTATACTGTTCCTTGGACAGATTATAGTGGAACTTCTACGGTAGTTGGATGGGCATCTACTACCAATAAATCTATTAAATATAAAAAAGTAGGTAAATTATTATTTTGTCAGTATCATATTGCCGGAACAAGTGGTTCTACTGCTACAACATTTACATTGCCTTATTTGGCTATAGATGCCGGAAATACATATGCGCCTTGCGCGGCGCTAGATAACAGTTTGGTAGTAAATACTCCCATTGCTTTTGCCGGTAATCCAACTGTTCAATTTTATAAAGACTATAACGGAACTGCTTGGACAGCAAGCGGAACAAAAGTGATTGCAGGTGAAATATTTTTTGAAACTGTTTAAAAAGGACACAAAATAAATGACACAAAATGAAATATTTATACCAGGAATTCATTCTCGTCCATTTTCAACCGAATTAAATGCGTATAGTGATTTTTTTGGTGTTGAATGGGATTATGGTGGAAAATTAACCGCACATATTGATAAATTAACTATCGATCAATGGCCTGTAAAAATTGTTGATTTATCTTTTTGGCAAGATACTATTGATTTTAAGAAATTGGCTACAAAAGTACAAGTAGTAGTTTTGAGAGCATTATATGGTAATAAAACTGTTGATTCTAAATTAGATGAATATTATAAAGGCGCAAAAGATAATGGTTTGGCTATTATGCTTTATCATTATTTGAAGCCTGATTTAGATTGGTCAAAACATGCAGATGCTTTCATTGCTATTGAAAAGAATTACCCTAGTTCTTTCATGTGGGCTGATTTAGAAGAAAATGGTGGATTAGGAAAAACAGCCCTTGAAAGTTGGATTAAAAAATATTCCGATAAAGTATTACAATATAAACCTGTTGGATTTTATAGCTCAAAAGGTTTTCTTGATAGTAATTTAGGAAAAACAAATTGGCTTAAAAATCTTCCTTTATGGATTGCTGCTTGGACTACTGCAAGTCAACCCGCCATGCCATTAGAATATATAGATATTACTAATCCTAAAACATGGAAATTATGGCAGTGGTCAAGTAAAGGCGATGGCAAAACATATGGAGTAAGTTCTGCATATATTGATTTGGATCGTTATAATGGTACTATTGAACAATTCAATGCCGAATATAAAACTAATATTAAGGATTTAAATCCTCCTATTCCTCCGCCTCCTCCTGTTGAAGAATTTCCAAAAAGAGTTTCTACTACAACGGGATTAAAAATTAGAACTAGTCCGACTTCTATTAATGATAATAATCTGATTGGTATTGTTAAAGCTGGCACACAATTCGATGCTGTTGGTTTATCTGAAATTGATCCTAATTGGTATAAAATTATAGCATATGCTAATAAAACATATTTTAAGGATGTATAATAATGCAAGATATTTCTGGAAAGATATCTGAACTTGAAAAAGAGTTAGAAGAATTTAAAACAAGACGACAAGATCAATTAACTATTTTTATGGCTAAGAGCGGATTGAATGATTTTCTTGCTGAAACTGATAAGCAAATTGCTTATTTTCAAGGACAAATTGATATATTAAAATCTTTAATAGAAAATAAACCAGTCGAATCCGATTGAAGGGAGGTATGTGAATGCCAGATTTAGTACAAGATGTATATAATAAATTCCCATTTCTCCCACAAGTTCCTTATTTTCTTATTGATTATTTATTAAATAACGAAGAAATTTTATGGCGTTTATTAAAATATAATGATGCTGATGCTTGGAGATTAGATTCTACACATCCAAATTTATCAAAATTAGAAAAGGGTGCATTAATTTACGATGGGCTGAAAGAACAAAATTCTTGTAGGGTGTTTCTTGATTATGGACAAGATGAAAGTATGCAGGAACAAATATGTCTATTGAGAATATCAATACTTGAGACTGTTCCAACCAACTATATTTGGGGTCATTTAGTAATGGGATGGGAATGCTATTCTCATTTTAAAATAAATACTTTGTCAAATTATCAAACCAGAACTCATATGATTGCTCAACGACTTATAGAAGTTTTTAATGGTAAAGATATGGGTGATGGAATTGGTAGAGTTTATTTTGATGCATCTAGAAATCCAAGATCAAAAATGACAATTTTAGGAAATGCGCCGTTCAAAGGAGTAGGGCTTTTGATGTGTAATTATGCATTATAGGATTTGCCTATGAATGATTTAGTAAAATATTTTTATAATCAAAAAAATGATATTTTTGGATATCCTCAAATTTATCGCGATGTAAAATTTTATCCTCTGAAAATTTCTGATACAGAATATTTAGATTTATTTTATAAAATTTTTCAATATCCTAAAAATTATATTCCCAATAAAGAAATAATTAAAATGAGTTACTTGAAATTTTTAACTCAAGTTATTCAAGCTTCAACCGACCCGCAAGGCAAACAAATAGAAGAAGGAATAGTAAAAATTCTAAAATATATAACAAAAAAAGATAATATAGAATTTTCTTGGGGTTTGCCTGATCAGGTCGATATTGGTGATCTTGATGGACTTTTAGAAAAAATATTGATTAGCATAAAAATAGAGGATAAAGTTTTTACAGAACAAGATTTTGATGTTATTCGAGAAATCGTTTTAGTTCAAAATGGTTTGAGTACAGATTATATTGAATCTTATAATCCCGAATTAGAAAAATATCTTGAATTTGAAAATAGAAAATTTGGAGATTTAAGTTTTGAGGATGAAATATGGATTCTCTGTAGTTTGTTAGGAAAGACAATACATGAAATTGAGTCATATACGCTTTATCAATTTAGAAAACATCTGGAAAGAATGATGTTGTTACATAATTATGATATGTATAGTCCATTGGAAGTTTCAGGACAAATATCATCTAAAGATGGGAAAGAAATTGTAAAGCACTTTATGACGCATTTCGATGAATCGGCAGGAAGATATGGCAGTATATTGGTTAAACAAGATGCATTCGTGGAAGATAATCCTAGCTTGTTTAATGCCGATTTTCTAAGTGGAACAAATTAAAATTTAGAAAAGGAGAAAAATAAAAATATGGGAAATAAATTTCTTGTTTCGGTAGCGAATGCTATCTTACGTGATCCTAATACTCTGGCGGGTCTTGCCGTTGGAAAGACAAATATTACTTCTAGTTTGACTCTGGCGATGGCGGCTACGGAAGTACGAGGTGGAATCAATAACCCGCTTTTGTATTCGTACTACCATGATCGTAAAGCTGAATTTAAGATTGAAGAAGTAACATTTGATAAAAATCTTTTGGCATTGAATCTTGGTTCTACTATTACAAATGGGAACTATACGGTTGTACAAAGTGAAAGCCTTGTTTTAACTGCTGGTGTTGGTTATTGCAGTAAAACACCATTGGCTAGTGTAACTGCATTTTTGCCTAATGGAACAATACAGACTGTGACTCCTACTGCTGGTAGTATTACAATTTCTGGTGGTTTAGGACAGAAAGTTGATGTTGTGTATACTTATACTTCTGGTTCATCTGATCAGATTGTTGCTACAAGTACGACTCCTCCGACTTTGGTTGATTTGACGTTGATTGCTGAAGTTAGAGATGAGACGGGCGTGATCTCGGACTATTTGCATATTAATGTGCCTCGTTATCAGATTAGTGGAAATTACACCCTATCGCTGGCCGCGAACGGCGTGTCGCAACAGGCGCTAGATGGTGTAGCTTTGGTGACGACATCTACGGATACTTCGGCAGATTACTATTTCAAAACTACGTGGATTCCTGTTTCTAGTACTACTGTTCCGGTGTCTTCGATTGCAGCCACGCCCACAGTCTTGACTTTTTCTGTTGCGGCTGGTCGTCCCCAATCAAAGCAAGTGAATCTGCTCGGAATTCGAGGTGGGTTAGCAGCCAATGCGGTTATAACGTCCAGCGCATCTTACACTCGTACTTCTGGATGCATAACTTTTTCTTGTGGGTCAGCAACAGGGCTTGTGACTGGTGGTTCAAGTTTCTTGGCTGGTGAAAGTGCGATCTTCCAGGCCGTATATTACGATATTTTAAGTGGGAGCCTCACTGATACATTTACTGCAACTGCTACTGCATAATTAATACTTGACAATTTTATAAAAGTATGGTAAAATAAAATATTAAGGGGATAGGATTAATTGGCCTTTAATCTGAAAAGTTGCTTCTCTGACAACTTCCCCTGATAATATTTCAGAGAATAAAAAGGATCAGAGATAATGCTTGAAATAAAAAGTGGAATATATTGCTTTGAAAATTTAATAAATAATAAAAAATATATAGGACAAGCTCAAGAAATAGAAAATAGAATAAAAGGGCATTTAAATTTATTAAAATATAATTGTGATGATAGTTCTGCATTACAAAATGCATATAACAAGTATAAATTAGAAAATTTTGAAATATGGATAGTTGAGTTTTGTGTAATTGAACTATTGAGCGAAAGAGAAAAATATTGGATAAAAGAATTGCATTCTCATGTTTCAGAAAATGGATATAATATTTCTTGGGGAGGGGAAAATGGGTTAAGAGGATATAAGCATTCAGAAGAAGATAGAAAACAAACATCCGAACGACAAAAGGGTGAAAGGGGATATTGGTTTGGCAAAGAGGTTTCAAACGAAATAAGAAGAAAAATAGGTGATGCCCAATTAGGAGAAAAAAATCATAATTTTGGGAAAAAAGCTACAAAAGAAACAAAAGAAAAAATGTCTAAGGCGAAAAAAGGAATAAAATTTTCAGAAGAACATAGAAATAATTTAGCTATTGCTAATAAAAATAGAGTTTTATCTGATAAAGAAAGACAAGAAAAATCAGATGAACGCAGAGGAAGAAAAATTATTAAAAATTCTTCAAGTATTTATGTTGGTGTTTGGTATAATAAACAAAATAAAAAATGGCAATCATCTATTTCTGTTTTGAATGATAAACGCTATTATCTTGGAAGTTTTAAATACGAGGTGGAAGCGGCAATGGCTTACAATGAATTTGCCTCCGAGATTTATGGCTGGAAGGCCAAATTAAATGTAATTACTCCAGAACAAATTGAAGAACTCTGGAATCTAGAAATTTAAAAGGAAAACTAAATGACAGACGAAAAATTGAATATTGAATTTCTTCCTATTGAAAACGAAGAATTTAAATTTCAGGGAAAAACAATTTTGGTACGCCCATACCTCACGTTAAATGATCGTGCAGCAATTTGTTTGGAGTATATGCAAAATATCAATGGTGAACCGATAATGTTGTCTGAAC